AGTCAGAATCAATCACATAGTAAAAAGTATCGCCAATCGAGCAGACAGAGCTAAATGATCGAAACCCGGTATAAGCACCCGCTAATGCAAAAGTGCTTGCCCCGGTGCTTGTCGATGATTCTTTGACCCTGTCCGCTTTAATCAATGCCATTGGTGGTCACCCTAAATTAGCTTGGGTTTGTCAGGCTCAATGGCGTGGATACAGTTACGGCAAAAGTGCCGTTTGTCGATGTAATGTTTGACAAGAAATCGACATAGCCAACAAGCTCGTCAGCTGTAGCAAGACCGCCTCTTGACTTATAAATCACACCAGCCCTTGCGGTGATCGTAGCACTTGTCCAAGAGGTGACTGAGAAACTGATCTCAACATCGTTGTTCACATTGTCAGTAGCAGCAACAGTCAAGGCACAGGCATTTCCGCCTGTTGTGTAACCAGAACCGGCAGCTACTTCATTCGTAATATCGCTACGCTTTGCGTGAGATTTTGCAGCAGTATAAGTGCTGGTAACCAACAGCATTTTGAAAGTGTCGGTATCGCAGTCCACTGCTCCGGTGGCGATGTCTCGCATAAACGAGTTATAGACAAGACTTGGCATGGAAATACCCCTTACGCCTTAATTTGCGGCCTCAGTATTCAAAATAAGCTTTCCAGAAGAGTTCCAGCAACCGATACCTTGCATGTACGGTTGTACGGTTTAGTAGGGGGTAGGTAGTGTTCGTAAACCGTACAACCGTACTAAGTACACTTGTACGGTTTAACAGACTGTTAGACCCCCTGATAAAGCGTACAAGTGTACTAGGAATCATTTGGCCTGTAATCATCACAAGAGATGCAGGCTTTCACGCCGGTAGTGTTGTCGATCAGTGAGCAGGTGCCATGCAGACCGCAGGCGTATTGGGTACGGCTTCAAGTGAAACCGTTATCAATCCTTCCGCCACGGTACACGCATGAAAGCCTGATTTTGGCCATCTGAGCATCTGAAAACAATCTGGCAGGCATTGACTGCCCAATTTGCCTGACAGGCTCCGGCGTGATTCCTGAAGCCTCTTCTGGAGGGCCTTTCAGAGCCGAAGGTGGAAGCGTTCCTTCAAACAACACAAAGCAATTTGGTTGGCATTCTAAATAACTACTTGACCTTGGTCCTGTTGCCCCCGGTGGCCTGTCTGTGTAATACCCGCATGTTCCACTAAGGCAGTACCAACCAGCCCCTGTGCTGCATTCCGTGTAACAATCTTCTATGTTTGCAAAAGGCCCAGCTGATGGGCTTGTTGGCGTATAACCAGTCCAGTACTCGACACAGCCAAAATCAACACACCAGAACTGCGTTGGGCATGAAGGATTACAAGCTGCTTCCGTAAGATAGTAAGTGTAGCCATTCATTATCGCACTAGATCTTGTTATTGTTGAACAACCATAATCTGAGCAATACCAGACCATCTGGGGCGGGCCTGAGCAGTTTTCTGCACAAATCGCAGCTGACGCATACGGCCCAGTAGCCGAGACATCTGGTTGCGTTTCTGATTGGACGCAGCTTCCATACAAGCACCAGTAGTCACCTGATGGAGGCGCAGGTTCGCAGGATGCAGCTTGGCATATGGCTAGCGAAGCGTATGGTCCTCCGGTATACCCTTCTGGAGGAGTTGACGATTGGACGCAGGCGCTTGCCACGCACCAGTACGGTGGATTTGGCGGGACGAGTTCAGCACAGGCTGTTGTGCAAGCCGAACTGCTGGAATATGGGCCACCAAAAGCGCCTGCTGGCTGAAGAGGAGATTGTACGCACCCAGCTGATGTACACCAGTACGGGTCTGTAGCCGGATTTGAGGCTGGATAAGCACCACCACTGGAACACTCGTCTGCCAGCAGATTGTCGTTGGGAAAGTTCAGGGCGTACAGTATGACTTCAAATCCTGATCGTGTCGCCGTTAAGATTCTTGGGCCCTTGGCTTGGCTGACAGTTGCGGCTGAGATTACCCACCCAGCACCGTTGTCGTTGGTGCAAATGTATATAGCGCCGCCATTAACTTGCTTGACGACGATGTCGATTCCTGCCACTGCTGGTGCGTGTTGCACCTGCTGGATGGCACCAATGGCCTCAACGCCGCCCGGAAGCCCAAGAACGCCATATGTGGCAGCAAACGCATTGGAATTGTAAGTGCATGTCCCAGCAGGCGGACTGGTAGATGTCAGATTGATGGTGTCGCAACCGCACGAGTCTAGTGTATTGCAAGTTGGAGTATTAAAACCAAACTGGGTAAATCCACGGATGTTGTAATTTGATGTTGACCTGACAAAACCACGCAGGCATGTAAGCCATTGAGTGCCGTCCCAGAATCCGCAGATGTCTGGAACCGCATTGCCTGTTGATCCACAGCCAACACGCATGGATGTCATGCCAACGATTGTTTTTACAAAGCTGACAGGGTCGCCAGAGCCGCCGACAGATGCTGGCGACACTGACACGAAGTCGGGGCTGGCAAAAGCCCTGCCACGGTATCTAGTGTGGTCTGAGTTTACCACCTCTGTCAAAGTTTCAGACCATGACATATAACTCTGCCACGACCAGCCACCAGTTGTTGCCGCAAGCACTTTTACTAATATGCTGATGCTTATTTGCGTCTGGTTCAATGCGGTCAGGGTTGCGTCAAACCTGTACTGATTAGAGCATCCACCAGACGATGCGCCACCGAAAAATCCTGTGGCCACCCAAGTATTAGGATTAGGCTCGGCATTTTGGCCCGGATTTGGGCATTTGAATTGAGCCATTTTTGTTCCAAATCCAAGCCAGTAACTTGGACTTGGGTCTGATGTTGGCAGGCATCGTGGACCGTAGAAACTGATGCCTATCATGCCACCAGCCTGTGGGAATCCAATGGCGCACAGTGAGCAGTCAATGTTTACGGGTATGGTTACAGGCAAATCGCCGCACACATTTTGAGCGACATTCTGGTTATAAGTTGTCATGGGGTCACATACGCATTCAGGTTTGACATGTTAAATAGAATCGATTCACTGCCGGTTCCAACATAATTGAACGCAACATTGAACTTCCAGTTAGTTGTATATGCCCCGTTGAGCATGTACATATACTGGTCGCAAATGTTCCAAGTGGTTCCATCTTTGTTGTAAGTCCAGTACCGTGCCGATCCAATCTTTGGCGATTTGAGAGTCTGGCCTGATGCCGGTGAACCCACAAGGAATAGGTGGCAGTCAATCGTAAAAAATTGATATGTGGGCGTGACTTCTGGCGGTGTCGGGCTGGTGCTGTAATAATCCTCTGGTTTAAATCCGGGTATCGGATATTTCAGGAACGCCATACCAAAATAAAACATCATCGTGTAGCCGATGTATTGGCCAAGAAGTGTTCCAGAGGAGTTGTATGTGTTCACTGGAGTGCAGAAGGGAATAAATTGCTTGTTGTAGGTGTCTGAATATGGTGGGTTGGCACCAGAATCTTCGTAATAATTAACCGCATTGAGCGGCTCAGGCACATCTTTGTTCGTCCACAAGCACATGGCTGGGTGCAAAAATCCCATCCAGTCCTGCTGGTTGCTGTAAGCCACGCTTGAATCAGTGAAATAAAAGCCGGACCTATTTGCATAATCATTGTTGTTTGGTGACGACGAACCCTTTAGTCTTCTGCGAAGCATGGTGTACATGTGGGCCTGCTTTACCGCAGGGCCGGACGCACGAATGTTGTATGGGTCTGTCGGCATGATGACCCTGCGTGACCTCCACGGGGCAAGGTCTGATGCCTGAAAGTATGTTGGCAGTGTTACGGCTGATGTGGTTTGCCCGTACAGTTTGTGCCGTGTTAGTGCGTCTGGAATGCGGGGGTTGTCCAGAAATTGAGTCCCAGCATTGGTGGTGTATGCATTGCAACCAAACAGGCCCGAATCAGGGTATGAGCCTATTGGTGGTGAGCCACCAAGCGTATGAACGCAGAACTCCTTGAACGGGGCGCAGAACCTTACAGGCTCTGCCACGCAGTTACCGGCAAGAAGATTGGCATACGCACCAGCGCCCATGGATCACCCGCTAAACGAAACTGTTACAGGACATGTGCAAAACCCGTCGCTAATTGTCCCGGTAAATGTCATTGTGACTATACCAGTTGTCGGGTTTTGGCTGCACGAGCCTGTCGGAGTTCCGATGACATTATTCAATGACCAGTTTGGAAAAAGTTCAGTCTGATTGATTGAACAACTTAGCGGTGGTCCGCCAACTGTCCACGCAAACAGTATCCCAAACGATCCGCTGGAATAACCCCATGCGAAATTGCAGGCACCAGTTCGTGACAATGTTCCAGTAATAACCGATGACGGCCACCCTGCATTGCATGAAGTGTTTGGCGGTATAAGGGTGCTTGGACCTGCGCTAAAATTCAATGTTGATGGCAGCGGTCTGTTGCCCCAGCATGGATGGTAAATTCGACTTGCAGCCGGAGCAGGCGCTAAGGTCTTGCAATCAAGAATGCTAGTCGTCATGGTGCCACACAGGTTGTGTCATAGGTTACTGTTAAAAGCCCGCCGGTACACTGCACGCTTGACACATGCGGGCAGTCCATTGATGGCGATGATCCACCACCACCTGCGCTAAAATCATAAACCAAAGTGTTTATTGCGCTGCCTGTATATGTCGGGCATGTAAATGCGCCGCTTGCATAACAGCGTTCACGCATGAAAACCAGCTTGTTGTTGTCTACTGCCACATTATTCAATTCAAACGCAGCATACTTTGTCAGAGTGCCGACACGGCCACTGGGCTTTACTTGGTAGGTAATGCCGTTGCCTACAGGAGTCATTTCTTCCCATGCGTATATGTACGCAGGCGTTCCAGAACAACCATCACGGCCAGTTATGCGTGCGACAAAAAAATTAGGCTCATCAGACGAAAAACTAATGGACCTTCCATCGAAGTCCATTTTCACGCCATTCCCGCCACGCATTAGCGGTACTTCTTCTTCGCCTTCAGTCATGCCGACCTCAAATGTCAGGGTCTGTAAAAAGCAACTCAAATGGGTACGACGGATACAACGGAATTCCGGGTGTCACACTGCCCACACTCTTGGCGTAAAAATACTTACCACCACCAGCCGCAAGCCAAGGAAGCAAATTGTGACCATTGGTGATATGGCTGGCATTCGTTGGCGCTGTGGGAGCCTCGCCGCCTGTCAGTGTTCCGGGGTTGAAATAAAGGAACACAAACTCAATGTCTACCAGCTTTTCATTGCCGATTACCTTCTTGGTCGAGTCACCAAAGTTGTAGTCGTATTGCTGCGGGTTAGGCGGGGTGTATCGCTTGTAAGTGAATGAATTGTAAAGCAGTGTGCCCTTCGGCCACCCGTACCAATCAAACTGGTTAATGCTTCCTTGACCGGCTTTGATGTAGCTCAAACTGCTGGATATATAACTATATGGAACCTGATACCAGCGAAACTTTATGGTGCTTTTTTGCTGTAATAGCCGAATTTGACCGGGAACTGTTGTGTCGTGTGGCGGCGCAACTGCATCACTTCGATTGAAGACAAATTGTCCTTGCTGTGCTGTTAAATATTCGGCGCTTGGAAGTTCTTCGTAATCTGTGTATCTCCACCACTCGTAGGCGATTTTCTTATTGTTTACCGCAGTGCCATCAGGCTTGTAGTAAGTGATGGTTCCAGTGTTGATGTTCTTGTCTTGAAACAGCAAGTACGGCCTGCTGTTGAATTCGATGGTGTACTGGTACGAGTTGTACCGTGCGTATTCCTTGATGGGTGGCGCTTCAAAATTAGTGGGTGCTGGATGCTTGTCGTAAAATGACAGACCTTGCAGACTCACGCTGGACGCAAACAGCCACGGGTATTCTGGATGGGCCAGAGGCAATCCACGCTTGATCTTCCCGTCACCGGCCCGCTCTGCTGAACCAATCACCTCACGCATCGCATCTTCGTTGTTGATGTATGCTGGGTCCACAAAGCCAGACAAGGTAGCCTTGCTTTGCTCCATGGAAAACTGAGCCTGAGTCGTCGTCCTGATCGACTCTTTCCACGCCTGATCAAATAACAAACCCATGCGTCACCCCTTATCCTTGCACGAACCGTGCGGCATTTTTCTTGTTCATTGCCGCAAGCTTGGCATCCAAATCTTTGCCACGGCTGACTTCGCTTGCATAGCGGGCGCCTTCGTAGCCAAGGTTGAAACCGGACGCATCCCCGACGCCTTGGGCAACAGCACTTTTCGCAGCGTCTGCCGTCCTTTTTGCGCCATTGGCAATTGCGTCTGCAATCTTGGTTGGCAAGCCGTTGATTGCATCCACAAGGGTTGGACCGTTTGCTTGAATTGCCACCAATTGTTCCAGCATCTGCCTGTCTTGCTTTTGCTGCTCTGACTCTCCACCAGCACCAGCCGTTGCGATTGCGGCTTGCAATGACATGTTTTTGCCAAGGCTTTCAATGGACTGGTACTGTGGGTTCTGTGCAGCTGATATTCCGGTAGAGTCTGGCGGCTTCAAGCTATTGATCATGCCGGTGACAAATGATGTCATACCAAAAAACTTAGCAACAGATGCTGCGGCGAGAATAAGCCAGTTTTGGAATGATTTGAGGGCTGAACCAATTGATTTCCAGCCATCCACAGATGCGTTAATTATGTCACCGAATCCAAGAAAGCTGGCAATACCTTTAATAAAGCCTTCCAATCCTGCCATTATGAGGCGGAATCCTTTGCCAGCATTGACAAGCAAATCGCCAATAACACGAAAAGCCTCAATCAAAGGCCGCAAAACTTCGTAAATTGCTTCAAATACTACTTTGAATGGGATAAGGATGCCCGCAATCACTTCCATTAGCGCACCAACAACTTGTGCCAGTACACCAAAAATGTCGGTAAGAAGCTTGAACACTGGCGACAATGTGCCGACAATCTGCTGATACATCGAATTGAAGGCAGTCATCACTGGACCCATGTAGCCCATCAGGCCGCTAAAGTACTGTGCCATATCACGGGTGACTGGCAAAAGCCTGTTGGCAAAATCACGAATGGCAGGAACCATGGCCTGTAATACAGGGTTCAATGCTGTTCCAATGATTGCTGTTAGGTCACGCATGACCATATTCAGTTGCATTGTCAGGCCGGGGTTTATTGCATCAGTGAACTTGCTGATGGCATATGCGGCACCGACAAACGCAGCAGGCGCTGCCATTAAAACAGCATTAACTGCAGCCATACCTGCGGCTATTGGTGCTGCAACAGCTGAAAATGCGGCCATGGATGCCCGTGCGACATTTGCCGCTGCCGCAAGGCGTGCCACTGCGCCTCCAGACGATGCGGCATTAAATCCTTGTACGGCTTGACCGGCAGCAGCAGTTTTTCCACGAATGTTGCTAATAATGTTTTGGAGAAAATTTGCTTGCGGTTTTGATGCGTCTTCGTATGCTTGCTGCTCACGCTGAAGCGATGCGATATGACTTTTTATTGCAGCAGAAACCCGCTCGTCGGTCCCAGTCAGCTCCTGATTCAAACCTGTAAGCTCACGAATCATGTCGATTCGCTCTTGCTCTCGCTGTTGCAATTCTGCAACAACCGAAACAGCCTCCTGTCTTGGTGTAAATTCACGCTTTTGAGGTTTTGGTTTTGGTTCTGTCCTGTATTCTGTGGCTCCAGCAAACGGGTCAAACTCATCTCTGCTAGACATTGCCGCATCAAGCATCGGGTTGTCACGGTTGACTTTTAACCCCATAGCTTCATCAAGAAGATCATTAGTTCTGCTAACCGGAACTTGTGGTAAAGGTTTTGGTTCTGGAATTTGAGGTGCTTTTGGAAAATTTAAATTTTTAGAAGTTATCTCGTCAATGACTTCTTGAGTTTCCGAAAAAGAAGAATTAAGCTTTTCGGATGCTATTCTTGCCTGCTCCAGTGCGTTCTTGACAACATCAAGGCCGTCAACACGCAACTCAATGTATGCTTCGTCGATCTTGTTGTCAGCCATGACTGGCACTCTCCTGCTTGCGTTTCTTTTCCAAATACAGCTGCCAGCCCTCTTCTATTTTCTCCTCTGGTATCCTCAAGCCGTGACCCATGGCAAAATACTTGATCCTGACTGCCTCTTCTTCCTCTTCCTGCGCTAGACCGTTGACTGGCTTGCCGTAAGTATCTTCATAATCTTTTGGTATGCCATCCTTGTCTCGTTCCCGGTAATAGATGTCAATTATTTGCCGGTCAGTCAGGTTGGCTATGTCCTCCATGGAAAGAAGCCACGGCTTATCAACCAACGGTGCGTACAGCGTGTAGGCGTTTAGCGGTCGCTGTTCGGCTTGTTCTCCTGATCCTCCGATGTCTCCTGAATCTCTACTTTTTTTTTGGGCATCGACTCGCTGAATATCACTGTGAACAAGTGGCTAATTTCAGCCGAATGATCGCCAAGAAACCAGCCTTCCAGTTTGTCCGTAGGCACCTGTTTGTGGGTGTCCATGCTCAACGACAGCAGGGACATGATCTTGCAGATGCCAGCAATGGTTCCAAGCGATTCCACCATCATTGGCCCGCCCCAAGCGTACTTGCCTGCGGCTAGACTGTTGGTGATAGCTGCCAGTGCGTCACCGAATGCTCCGGGTGCCTGATCAAGCAGGGCCTTTGAATCGGTGATGCCTTTCATTGCCCGCTGGTACATCCAGCGTTCCAGTTCAGATTTGACACGCTGCGTGATCAGGTTGAACTTGATCAATTCGCCGTCAATTGTGATCTCGTGCTGCGCTCCAACGGCACCAAGTGCTTCGGATGTGCTGGCCATTATTCAATCGTCCTTTCATCAGGGGGTTGCTGTCCAAGAGCCGGAAGACGAGGCGCTGTAACTTATTTTCGCCACATCTTTCACGCTTTGGTCGATCTTAACGCTGGTAACCAAAGCGTTGCCGCTAAAGCTTGGCCCTGCACCAGCACCGTCTACATCAAGCACCAGAGCCACTGCGGTCCCCTGCGTCACGCCAGAGGTGCCGTTATATGGCCCAGATGCGCTGATGTCGATGCTGTAAATGCCACCCAGCAGTTCTTGCCAGCCGCCAGAGGTGAAGTTAGTCACATCAAGGCTGTCGGTTTTGACATCGATTGACCAGTCAGTCAAAGGCCTTGCAGTGCCGCCGATTGTGATGGTTCCAGACTTTCCTGCGAAAAATGCCATGTTTCATTCTCCTAATCAAACGGTGATGGTATGCACGCCGCTGGTCGTTGCTGTGTAGCTTACTTTGGCAACATCTTTGACACTTTGATCAACTTTCACACTGGTAACCAAGGCTGTCAGCGTAACGGTTAATCCCGTTGCTACCTGAAGAATGAATGTCGCAATGACACCTTGAACAACGGAAGAAGACCCGTCATACGGACCTGAGCATGAAATGTCCGCACTGAAAATACCGCTGTACAATTCTTGCCAGCCACCGGAAGTGAAATTGGTCACATCCAGACTGTCGGTTTTCACATCCATTGACCAATCAGTCAATGGTTGAGCCACTGTATTAACAGTTACCGCACCACCCTTGCCTGCGTAAAAAGCCATATCAAACCCTCCAGACTATAGTTTAATTATTACCCACCGATAAACATGACGGTAACCGTTACGGCAGATGCGCCGGATTGGGCGATGTTGATCACCTTGGCTGATCCAGACACAGTTGCGCCAACTGCGGCTGGCCAGCCGATCAAGGTGAAGCCTCCGGCAGGTATGTACAACGAGCCTGAATCTTGCACAAACCAGCTTGAAAGGCCGTTAGTAGCACCAGCCTTAACCTTGCAGGCTCCACCAGTGGCAGTGATCATAAAGGCTACAGCCTTCGTCATGTTCACGCTGTCGCCGACAAAGTCAGTCAATGCGGTAAGATCAAAGTTCTGGCTGGAACCCACCGAAATGGTCTGGGTTACCCCATACCCCTTGTTGATTGTCGCTGAATCGTAGGTGACTGTGCCAATCAACTGGTCTGCGCCCTGCTTGGTGGCCGCAAATCCGGTGTTAGCCTTGCTAAAAATCCACTGGATAGCCCCAGTGGCCTGTGATGTTGTCAATGCCATTAGCCAACCTCCACCTTTACCATGTAGTTTGCAAATGATTTGAAAACAGGATTGCCGCTTGGCGAACGATCCTGCTCAATAGCAAGGTCTTCTGTTTCCCGTAAACAGCACAGAATTGTGTTAATAACATCAAATGTTGCCACATACGGGTCAAGCGCATTCGTTACGGCTGACTTTAATGTTTCCGCAGACTCTGCTGTCACTGCGTAGCATTCAATTAAAACCTCGGAATTAACAATGTTTTTTCCGCCAAAGCACCAATCAACTCTGCTTTTGCCGTCAATTATTATTACCAATGGCAGTCCTGCCCCTTCAGGCGCCTGACTAAGCCAAATATTTTGGCCGACAATATTGGTTACCGGGGTGCTTGCCAAAAAACAATTTTTTACGGCACCAGTTAATGACACTGCCATGTCAGATTTTCCTCAATTCTTCGATGACAAGCTGGGATGCCCGTGCCAACTCACGCTGCAATATCACACGGAGCCATGGGTGGTCCCTGTATTCCAGAAACCGCCCGTAATTGACATTCGTGCCTATTCTTCCGACAAATTCCTTGTCGTCAACCACATAGGTGACAGACCTGCGAAGGTTACCAGACAACTTGCGTGGAGGAGCGCCGGGCGTTGCTCGTGTGGTTGCTCTCCAGTAGATGGACCCATCTCGTGCGACAGCACGCCGCCTTGGCGCAGGAACACTGATCAGCTTCTTGGTTTCGTTGGTCATGTGAATGCAGCCCTTGGTCAGGCCACGCTTTAATGCCGATTCGATGTCCTTGATGATTTTGTCTATGCTCATGCGTCACCCCCATAAAAGGAAGTCATCGACACCAGCCCCGTGCATCAGGTAAGTGTCAACAGTTGAGCCGTATTGAACATAGTTCACGGATGGCACGATGTCTGGAGGGCCTGTGTCTAGAATCTGAACGGTGGCAAGCTCGTAGTACTCAGGTATTCCACCAAACGCCTTGCGGCGTGAAATGCCGACAATCCTGTAAATTTCACCATCGCTACTGGTTATCCTGTCACCGTTTTTGATGCCGCCATACTGCGTGAATACGGTGTGCGACACCTCAATCTGTAACTGGGCAAACATGGACTTTTGCTGGCCGCTGGCGATGTCCACACGGGCCATAACGCCCACAGCAACAGGCGACCACACTTCCTGATTGAAGCCGCCAGCCCCGTCAGACGATATGACTGGCCGTTCGACGGTGATGGTGTCCTGAGCCAGCAGTCCTTCAAGGCTCATATTCGCACCTCACGATACGCCGCCAGAAGCTGCCTTGCTGTCATCAGTTCCGGTGACATACCACCAGCACCACCTGCCAGCAGGCTGTAGCTGTACGACCCCAGACTCTCGCTGCTCACCTGAAGGCCTGCTTTGGCCCTGTTGTTGTAGGTCAGAGATGCCAAGCTTATGCAAGCCTGCCTGATTGCAGCCGGGACAGTTGGCCACCCTGCCACATAGGTCACCTTGACATTCCCCAGCCCTCTCATCCATGTGGCACCCCGTGTTCCGGCTGACAGCGTGTTGGAATTGAATGGACTATAAAAGTTTGCATCGCCCGGCCCAATACGACGCAGCAATCCAGAGCGGCTAATGTTTGCGGTAGTCCCTGAATCGTCAAGGACCAGAGCATAATCACGGCCAGCTTCAAGCAATGTGGTGGCAGGGAATGGGTCTGATGATTGACCGTAGTAGCCTGTTTGGTCGATGTACACAGACACGATTGATGTGACAGGCCTTTGGCGCAATACGATGTCACGCAGGGCCGTTCCGTCGAAGTAATGCGTGTAGGTGGCGCTTTCGATGTTTGAATCAAGATAGTCTTTGATCGAACGCTCTGCC